ATGAAAGAGAAAATATTTGCCCTTGTTGATGTGAATAACTGCTATGTCAGTTGTGAGCGTGTATTTAATCCTAAGCTGAACAATAAGCCTGTCATTGTGCTTAGTAACAATGATGGATGTGCGGTCGCTCGTAGTCAAGAGGCGAAAGATCTAGGGATTAAAATGGGTGTTCCGCTCTTTCAGATCAGAGACATTGTTGAGAGAAATGATGTTGTTGTGATGTCGAGCAACTATGCAATGTACGAAGAAATGTCTAAGCGCTTCTACAATATACTTTCTGGATTCGTTGCCAATTCAGAGATTGAGCGCTATTCGATTGATGAGGTTTTTCTTGACCTGACTACCTTCGCGAACTATGTCGATTTTAAGCAGTACAGTCATGAAATGAAGAATAGGTTGTGGCAGTGGTTAGGTTTACCAGTTTGTGTGGGTATTGGAAGAAGTAAAACAGAGGCAAAGATTGCCAATCACATTGCCAAGAAGAATAAACAGTTCAACGGGGTTTGTGATCTTTATGGAATGGATCCGTGCGACAAAGAAGACTATCTATCAAAAATAGATGTAAGTGAAGTGTGGGGAGTTGGAAGGAAGCATACTAAGAAGCTGCAAGGGATGGGTATAAATACAGTACTGGATTTGGCTTGTAGCAATCCTATTCAGATGCAGAAGATCTTTAGCATTGTGATGGGTCGTACTGTTACTGAGTTACAAGGCATATCATGCATCGAAATTGAAGATACTCCACCAAGTAAAAAACAGATCATTGCCAGCAGGTCATTCGGTCAAAAGGTTTTCTTCTTAAGAGATTTAAAAGAAGCTATTGCCATGCATGCTCATGATGCATGCAAAAGACTAAGAGCTGATGAATCCTTGTGTGGCTGTATTATTGTTTTCGCCCAATCCAATCCATTTGATAAAAGCAGACCGTATTATAACAAGTTTCTTATAGCTTTCCACAGCCTACAGATTGCGTGACGGATCTGGTGCATGCCGCAACGATCATGATCACCCATGCTTTCCATCCGGGCATTCTTTTTAAGAAATGTGGAATTATTTTGACTTGTTTAGAGCCAAAGTCATCACACATCTATGACCTTTTAACGGACATGAAAGAAATCGAAGAAAAAGAGCGCTTGATGAAAGCCTTTGGGGGGATTCAGGAAAAGTTTGGGAAAAAGAAAATAGGTGTTGGCCCCTGCTTTCTACCAAATAGAGGTTGGTCAATGTCTCGGGACAAGTTGAGCAATAATCCATTTACTTGGTCAGGTTTGCTTAGAGTGAATTAACCCTGAACACACTGCAAGCAAACCGAAATACTGACATTTGTTTTAATTGTGTGGGCTGTGCATCCTGAAAATAAGAGGCACAGCATTGTGATAAAGGTTGCAAGTTTTGAGCGCTGGCAATGCTTCTTAATTATCGCTTGCTGCATAGATTAAGTTCTCCGCAACTCGGTTTGTCCAGCCTTTGCCATAAGTTGACCAATTGCCTAACGATGTGTAGAACTTCAAGCGCTCTGCATTGAGTTTTAAAAGGACATCATTCACATCCATAGCCCTTACTGCAGCAATCGTTTTAGGTCCAATGATTCCATCATCGGGCACACCAGCGACCTGTTGAAGCTCTTTGATTGCTCGTGACTTCCCAGCATTAACAGCGAAGTCCCAAAGCTGGAATACAATGGCTGAATGCAAACTATCTGCACCAAGCTTATCCCACCAATCCTTTTTATAGATCTGTTTTGCCTGTTCAAGAGTTAAGTTCTTGATGTCTAGATTCGGATAGGTATTTGCTGCAATACCATATTTGGTACCCTTCAGAACACCTACACCCACCTTGCCGCCTGTCCAGTTTCCTGGATCACGCTTATCACTGGAGTAGCCAGCTTCATGGCCGATAAGCCGGTCAAATGCTTTATCGAATGTCATCATGTTCATTCACTTCCTTTCGTTGTTTATCACTTGATCCAAAATAGAAAGCCACCACTGTTCCAGACCATCCTAGAATTGCACCCAGCGCCACATTGATTAAATCTCGGTTCTTGTCTGGCATCTCAACAAAGAAAAGCCCAACAACACAGAACAGAGACATGGCAATGGCTGCGAAAGCTAAATATGTGCGTGTGTTTTCGCTATTCATGGAGCACCCCTAAATGCAATTTTTGATTCAATTACAGCAACCTTTTGGTTCGTATCAGAAATGCGCTGATGCATAGCTTGATTATTCGAAACAATCCACGTGCAAAAGGTAATCATAGAAGCCACTGCAACCCCGCTCACAACTTTGAGCAAATTAATGGCACCCTTTGCCTGCTGCATATCACCTTCCATTCGTTCAATTTTCTTGGCATTTTCATCACTCAATGACTTATGTTGCTCATTGATAACTGTCAATCTCAGCACTGTTTCTGACAACAGCTTTACTTCTTGTTGCACCGAATCAAGCTTTCGCTCGATCCGAGTACCATACGTTTCTGCTTCAGTCATGCATCCCCCTACTTTTCTCCAGATAATAAAAAAGCCCCGATTGGGGCTTGGATTTGTTTGTGTATTTTTATACGCCAATCATCTTGCTGGCATGAACTGACCAGTTCGCAGCTGTTTGATAAGCTGTCAATGACGCTGCAGGTACTTTAATTACACAAGTTGATTTGAGACTATCAAATGTGTTGCTTGCTATAGATGGCGGCGTTGCCCGTTTACAGATAATTTCGTCACACGCAGTCAGATAAGAAAATGCACCTCCGATAATATTTGATAGGGATGAACCTAGTGTTAATTTTTTTACGGATGAACAAAATGCAAATGCCCCCGAGTTAATAGTTGTAACGGAATCTGGGATGAAAATTTCCTGAAGTAATAAGGCATTCTGAAATGCATTTGTTCCGATAGTTATTAGATTGCTATCAAGCAATAGAGTAGTAATTTTTCTAAAATCGAAAAATGCGCTATTTGAAATAGATGAAACTCCAAATATTTCTAATCCATTCGCATTTGAGAATCCATAGTTAACATCCTTTGACCAGAATGCCCCAGTTTGAATGGTTCCTGTCATGCTGATTGTTAGCTTCCCTATGTTTGCAGGAAAGTTATTCCAGTTGCCACTTATCTTTATGGCTTCTCCAATCACCTCACTTGGAGCGAAAAGTTCTATTGACTTTATTGACGCGTCTTTTTCTGCCGTCACAGTAACTTTCTGCCCGCCGTTATAGTTGGTTGAGAATGGAATCGTGAAATTTCCATCCCCATCAGCAACACCTGTGTAAATTGCCATTATTCCTCTACCTCGATTGTAATTGTTGCCCCTGGTGAAGTTTTACCTGTAATGCTTGAGCCATCAAATCTCATATTCGCTTTTAAAGACTCATCAACATCAACTGTAATATTTGCAATAGGTACCGTTGAACCAACCACTTGGTCTTTACTTACAGTTGCGGTAAGTATCAAGCTAACTGCCTCACCAAAGAAATTATGCTCAAAAATTTGATAACTCTCATAGCTATCCCTAACAGACCAAAGCCTGAGCTTATGCGGTTTATTAGAAATCAAAAGCGAACTGTCAAACGTGTAAGTATTGCCACTTATTCCAGTTTCTGAACCTAATACGACATCTTCTGATGAAAGTTCAATTGAATATGTCACTCCTGTTTCTTTTGCAACTCCACCATCAGTCCAACCAAGAATAGATCCGCCTGTCTGCTGGATTCGATTTCTATCAACCCATGTCACCACAACATTATTTGAAACAACAATGCTTTGGGGGAAATAAATATCATTTAATTTAATGTTTACAGGCGGATAAGGTCTTATAGGTCTAGCATTAATCTCTAGAGACAGATCGGGAGCCTCAAGCATGTCTAAAACTCCACTAGGTGTAGTTGTTAAAACTTTTGCATGAATCGTTTCTCCAAAAACATATTGTTCGGAATCAAAAGCATTAAATGCATCATAGAAATAAAAGACCGCATCTTGTGTATGCGGTCTTGGATGTGTATCTAATGCTGCTCTTTTGACTGTAAGCACCTTGGTTTCTGGATCATAGTTTTGATACACCATCAATTCATCTTCACAAAGAATCAATGTCCCAACCTCGGCTTGACTGATATTTGCTACATTTTTTACAGCAAATGAGGTATTTAAATAGCTAATTGCCTGATCCAATGTTGCCACAGGACAGTAATCAACAATAGAAGCTTGCTGATATCCAGTCCCGTCATTTGTATATAACAAAGCATTGATTGAGTTGCCTTGTGGTTTCTTAGTTGCTACAACCAAATATCCAAGATCAGGATTGTTTGCCAATTCTCCATCAACTTGTGTTTGCCCGAATCTTTGTACCGCTTCAAAGTAGGGCATTTCAAAAACAGTGCTTTGGTTTGGCTGAGGTGGTAATACTACAGATGTAGGTGGATCAACATTAATTGTTGGAAATACCGTAGATGAATATGGCACTACTTCAACCCAGTCCAGTGCCACAGTATTATCGCGACCATCACCAAGACCAATTTTCATGATACGTACCGGAATTTCATTCATGTTTTGATTAACCCAAGTAAGCTTCACAACATCATATTTGTTGATCTTTCGAGCCTCATATTTTCCAGTTGTGAGAGTACCTTTACGTATTGGAGTTGATAGCTGTTTAAGCTTCCAGTTTCCAACTAACTCAGCATTCTTGCGTCTCATGTAGTAAGGAAAATCAAGAGATGTTGCATCTAACTCCGATGACATTATTGAACCGATTTCATCTAGAGAAAACGATGAATCCTTAATATTTTCTCGATCGTAAAAATTCACATTAACTGAATTAATGACATCTTCAATGTTCGCAATTTCAATATTGAAAGACTTGATATTTCTTTTGTTGAAAACAATCGCATTATCAAGATCAAGTAAGTCATCTCGAAATAGAACAATTTCATATTGCCCTGTTTGCCTATTTAGACGAATTCCTGCTTCGATATGAAATAGGAGCTCGTCTATCGCTTCTTTGCAAGATTTCTCTGTGAATGCCCCAGATACCCCTAATTCCTCATCCCAAATTCGACTTGCTGCACCTATGAAGCTTTCCTCATTTATCATAGACTCAGGCTTATTCATTGCTGTGTCATCAGTTATGATTTCGCGAATTTTATGAATTGGATTCATGTCTCCAGTGTATGTTTTAAAATCACTTTGCATTGTCATTGGTTCAAATTGGGCATTTACAACACCTAGGATCCTATAATCACCACTATTTTTTTTTAATCCACCTTTAACTCGTATTTTCTGTCCAATTCTTTGTGAAGCAAACACATCTATTAGAGCTTCATACCTTCTTGTTGTAATAACCACATCATCTTCATCTATTTGCTCTGTTTGCTCTAAAAAAATATCTGATAATACTGCTGTAGAACTATCCCATTCATACGAATATGATTCACTAATAGTAGTTACAGTATATTTAACAACCAACAATCCAGCTAAATTGGAGCTATCGAAATAATAAGAAGTTTCATGTGGTCCATCACCATCCCCCTCCTTATCCTCATAATTTGACCTTCCTACCGCAATGTATCCTGTTCCTGTAACTAGTCCATTATTATAATGTGCTAAATAATCATTAATAATGTTTGGGGGTTGGCCTTTATACCTTTCTTCAATATGCCGGTTTAAAGAAAATGTACCTGGCACAATCCCAGAACCAGAACCATGATACTCAATTACTTCTGGAACTTCCGCACGCTGACTAAACCACTGAGATGAACCGTCGTCTTTCACATAAATTCGTTTAACCCAGTAGAGTACCTCTTTAAGCATTCCTGACATCGAAACAACTTGGAAACCACGATCAAGTGAGTTTCCTCGAAAGACTAAGTGGGATAGACCAGGGAAAGACGAAACCAGATCACTATCGTGAGTAGCTAAATATTCGTTTTGACGTAAATGCTCAACCTGCCCTGTATGAATATCAATTGTTCCAACCCAACCACCTTCTTGTTTATCACCACCAAAAAGGTCAGGCTTGTTCACTTGTATTGAGGTATCGCCTTGTTTGAGTTGATCTTGTTCTAACTTACTATTGAATATCCATCCTCTTTTGTCGGGGTTAACGTCGATGATGCGCTCAATACAATTACCAATTGCCACCTGCATACCAACGAAATATTTAAACCCAACAGTCTGTTTACTGCTTCCGCCCATTTCTTGCTACCTCTACAACTTGGAGTGCCATTGCATCACCAGTATTGATGAAAAACTCTTCATCTAACCCATTAAGTAAAAAGTCCTGAAAATCCCAACCTCTCGCCAAAAAAAATGCCCGCGTTCCTCGCGAGCACATATTGGCTTTTCGTATATCAGACATATAGATTTTCATTTCTTCCCACCTTTGGACTTAATCGCTTGGGTATCTTGATTCCCGATCCATGTAATGTTTCCATGAATATGTGGAGAACCAAAAATAGAAGAAAAAGAGACACCTTCGTCAGCAAGTGAGCCATCCATTTGAGATGGTTCTGCACTATTCTTCCTCTGCATTTTTCGCATGTTGTAATAAGAATAAACAGCTGTAGCCACCGTAATTGCTAAGATTGCGTAGATAATCCATGGTGCAATAACCATTACTCACCTCACTTAATTAATTGGTCGTTTACTGGGTTAGATGCTGGAATGTTTGGAAATCCCATGAAGCGAAAGTGGTTATCAAAGATGGTATGGCATGGACCTGCTCGTGTTTGATCACAACCTGGTGCAAGTTTAATTACATCACCGATCTGTAGACCAAAATGCTGGCGTTCCAAGTTCGCAGTATTTGACGTGCTTGATAATACCGTTGTGAAAATACCTTCATTGTGAAGCACACCACGACTAAAATAGTTTGCTGGATATGACTTCACTTCTGTGACTGGGTTCCCCTCACCATCTAAAATAGGATCACCATTTTCATCAAGTACAGGTGTCGGATTCACAGTGAAAGTGATTGTCAGGTTATTGATTGCTGTAACCGTCACATCAACTGACCAATCCTCAATCTTAAGACCGCAAATTCGATCGTAGATTTTATTTGAACAGGTCTTCTGAAACTTGCGAGTGAAAATGCTTTTGTTCTGCTGCGTCTCTGCTGTAGAACTAACAAGCGTCATTGTGTTTTCGTCATCATCGAACTTTGGCTGTGTGATACGACCAATGTGAATGACTAATGTCTCACCTTTGTATAACTCAAGAATCGTTACTGTGACACTCTTGTAGTAGATCTTGTTGATGAATAACGCTTGCAGATCATCTCCATCCGCATTCAAGATTTGCATTGGATATGGGAAGGTAATTTCCGTATCACACTTATCGATGTCTTCATCATCAATGTTGCCTCGGCTTACAACTAGGGGCAGATAAGTATGCCCATTATGCTCTACAGCCTTTGCAGCACTTGTGAAGTACCACGTTTTGTCGCCATGCTTGAACTCAAATAAGTCCTTTTTTGATTTGAATAAATTCATCATGGCGTTAACTCAACTATTGGAACTGTAGCCTCCACAATGTCGGCCCCTTTGAAATAGAACTCCACTGCATCACTATTCAGGCGATACAAGCCAAGATATGAAACACGCTCAATGTTCACTGGTGGCTGTGGAGTCAAGTTCATCACGATGTTTGCGCCACTCACAACTGCTGATGTGACTGAGTGTGCTGTCCAAGTACCATTTGATTTAATAGCAATGTTCTTCCGGTCACTCAGGAAATTGTCATTCTTCACCGTGATGCTTGAGCTACTGCGCGAAACCAAATTGAAATTGTGCTGATAACTTGGCATCCAAAACTGATTCAAACGACCACGTCTGCGGTAAAACCACTTCTTGTAGTCAATATATTCTTGCCGGTTCTTCATAATCACGCGGAAGTTCTTGTTGATCAGCGGATTGAACCAATGCGTGAACTGCCAGAACTGCCCTATCTCACCATCTACAATGCTTTGGTGCTGCTCAAAGTTGATGTCAAGGAAATCCCCATCCAGTAGCATTGGAGTGAAGTAAATGTCATCCCCTTTATATTGCTGTGGATCGACAGCCATTGGATATTCAACACTATCAGTCACTCTTAAAGCGATCGCAGGCTTAAACATCAAACCGTTTGCTTGAGATGTTGGATTACCTGCAATAATTACTTTTCGCAATGGGATTATCTTCGCATCAGATGCGTTTACAGTCTCATTTAAGCGATAACCATCAATGTATAGAGTCTCATCATCAACCACCTCATAACGACCTATTTCAGTGACTTCTGCCACCTTTAAAACTTCCACAGCCTGAACAAGGATTAAGGTGCCTACATTGATTCCTAAATTGGTTGTATCTGTCTCAATGAAGTCATCTGATAGATTGCCAACCATATGAGACTCTAAAGGCTGCGGCACCAAGTAATCTTTCCGCATCCAAGAATATAAATCATTGAACATTTCAGGCACTTCATTTCTAAATGCCATCATGGACCAGTTGAAAGATTGACGGGCCACATCAAGCAAAGGAATCCGTTCTTCACTCGACGCATCAAAGCTTTGGTGTACATCAGTTTTGAACTCATAACGCTCAGTTGTTTCAAGTAATGGACATTTGGTGAGCAAGATATATTCATGCCCGTTTACTGTGACTTTCATATATTTCACCCATAAAAAAACCGACCTTAAATTGGTCGGTTCTAAGCTTTGATCGCTGCAATAATTTCTGGCAATTTCCAAATTAATATTGGCACGGAAAACAATAGGATGAATGCAACTATCGTCTGCCAAAGGCCGTATTTTTCAATAGACACTTTAATTAACTCCACTAATGGTTTAATATGTTCCATATAGATTTATTTCCTCCTATTTGCATGACCTTGCGAATTGGAAAACAAAAACCCTCGATTGCCGTCGAGGGTTTTGCTTTATTTAGAAATGAAAAGAGCCGCTCGAAAGCGACTCAGTTCTGGTTATCTCTTATACGTGTGTATCTAAAGTTTAGACGTTAAAAAACCGACCACTGTGGCCGGTTTTTAGATATAAGTTTCTATCGATCTGTCTTTAACTGCCCCATGCTATATGAGGAAATATCCTCAATATCAATTGCCACTGTCATACCACCTGTGGATGGTACTCTTTGGCTACCAGTAATATATGCAGCATCTTTTAAATGGATAAGACCGATGTTTTCAATATCTGTTTCATCAAATACTTCTCCCTCAGATGCCATTTGCTCAATTAGAGCATCGTATAATGGTTTTAAAACAAAGTTTTGATCGGTATGATAAAACTCTTTTCGTGGAATTATAATGCCACTTACCAATACCCCATTAACATTTAATGTAATTCCTATTTCTAGGTCTGGTACATAAACATCTTCCAAATTTACATTGGCTACCACAGCTCGTAACATTGAATGCTTCATTATTCTACCTATTAATATCATATGTTTATAAATATTGAGGAATGAAGATAGCATAAACTACCTTCCACCCAAAATAGTATTAATGGTGGTTGCATTACGTTTAATAGTATTCATAATATGCTTGGTTCCAGCTGGCATAGCCAGATAATCCCCAACAATTGATGGATCTAGAATATTATTAATTTGGATTGACTGCAGTATTTCAGCAGTGTTAGTTGCCTGCTCATTCGCTGTTTGACGGTCTGAGAGGTAGCGAGTTAAATCTTTATTCTGCTCAGGGTTTAACACACGCTCACCACCATCCAACAACCAAGTACCTTCTGACGGAATATTATCTATACCGTTGTGGGCCATACCTGAGATATTAGGCGTGAAAGCTTGAAGTGTTGCCTGTAAAGCACCTGTTTCTACTGTAGCCATTGCTACTGCTGGCATGTTGTAAGGGAATGGAGCAGAAGCCCATGCTGCGCTAATAGCAGTAACACTGTTCATTAAAACACTGGCAAGATTTGCACCTTTTTGAATGGCAACTAAAGCTCGGTAAGAACTCGAACTTTCGTCAACAAAGTTAAGCATCACACCAGATAAGCCGCCAAAGACATCTGCTGCCATACCCAATTGATAAGCCTTTGTGCTATTCCAGTAGTTCTCATCAATTATCCGCATTCGCTCATTATGAGCTTGCCAGATCGCCTCACGTTCAGCTGCAGTTTCAGCTAATGCCATTTGAGAATCAAACAAAGCCTGAGACTCATCATAACGATTGAATCGGTCCTGCTCCATCTGGAACCGAGCACCTGAACCTGTCATATCAGCATAACTCTGACCCCATGCTATTAAAGCAGATTTGAGATTCTTGCGTTTCTCATATTCTTCTTCGGCATGAAGCATTGCAATGCGCGCATCTCGTTCTTGCTGAGTTAATTGCATGTTCTTTGCAATCTCGTCACGCTCTAACTTGTATCGCTCTTGCATGTACTCTGCATCGGACATGTAGAAACGATGGGAATCTAGGAGCCTTTGTGAATATTCCAATCTAATCCAAGCTAACTCTTGATTAGACCTGCCAATAATTGACTGAATTGCCTGTTTTTTCTGCTCTTCATTCATATCTGCATCCAGCTGAATCATTAACTCATTGATGTAGACTTTATGATTTAACTTTTCTTGCTCGGTTCGCTTCCAGTCATTTAATTCAGAGTCTAGCTGAGCCTTGTATAAGAGAGCCTCTAACTGGCTTCTTGATTGAGCATTCGAGATATATCCAGCAGCATCTTTAGGGCTAAAATTAGAACCTTGAATTTTTGCAATTTCGTTTTGCAAATCCTTCTCAATTTTCATTTCTCTAGTAGCATATTTATAATAAATATCTTCTCTACTTTTGAACTGTTCCTCTCTAATTCTTGATGCCTCTCTAGCTTGCTTTTCATACTCAGAAGTCTGCTGTTTGCTAAGCTTGAGCGAAGTCTTCTTGGATTCAGCAATGTTGTCTTCGTAAGCCTTTAAAGCACGTAAAGCAGCATAAGAATCTTCAAATGGTTTTCTCTCTTGAGGTGTGAGTTGACGCCCAACAGAGCCTAGACCCAACTGTTTACGATATTCAAGTAAAGCTTTTGCCTTCTCAATATCCCCGTCTAGATTCTTAGCGGTGTTCATAACGTACTGTGAATCAGTACGTTGATCATTCAACTTGCTCACAGCCTTATTCAGAACATCAATAGATACTTTGGCTTCATCTGCTGCATTACCTACAGCTTTTATGCCATTTGCTGCGTTTGCACCACTTTCCCTAGTCTTATTTAACTGCTCGTTAAGCTTCTTCACAGAATCTTCATGCTGAGTAACTTTGGATCGAGCATCTGATAAGGCATTAATTTGATCAGGTGTTACAAACTTCGCTTGATTTAGCTTATTGAAAGCCTGTTCTGTTGTAATAACTCCAGTTCGTAGCTCAGCCCATATTCGATAGGCCTCTTGATTGCCCTTATTGCTATCCAGAACTGATTCGGTAAGTGCTTCAAAGTCATTCTTGGCCTTTTGTAGATGACCCGACTGAACAGTAAGCTCTTTTGAAAGTTCTTTTTCGGCTGCCATTAATTGCGCACCTGATAGTTTCTCCAGTTCTTCTGTCGCAAGATTCGCATAACGCGACTGCTCACCAAGCATTTTATTGGCTTGCTCTCCATTACCTCGCATTAACAAATAGCCAGCAGCAACGGATGCTACTGTTACACCTAAACCAACCCAGCCTCCTGTAAGCCCAAGCAATAGAGTTCTCACGGCAACTGTGGAGTTTTTAATTGCAATATTGTAAGAGATCTCAGCTGTTGTTAAACGCTGGATAGCAGCCGCTCGTGTAGATGCAGTAGTTGCTGCATTGTATTCAACTCGGGATAAGTTAAGCTCAGTCATGGCCAAAGCAGCACTTTGTTTTTGCCTTAATGCTTGAGCCGCCATTAAGTTCAGATTTGCTGCTTGCTCTGCCTTAACCGCTGCTTGTTGTTGATAGCTAGCTGCCACGTCTGCTTTAACTGCAATTGTCTTTTCTAAAATTGATTTAGTTAGGTATGCAACACCGCCAACCATAGCAATGTTTGTAATAACGTCTAAATTATCAGCTAATAGTTGTATTGATCCAGCTAGAGCTTGAGATGCACCAGTTCCTTTCCCTGCTTCACCAATAAATTTGGTAATTTCATTATTTAAATAACCGAATGCCTGTCCAACAGTTTTATCAGTTTTGCCAAACAATTCATCAACACTATCACCAGCTTTAAGGAGGGCTTTTGTAATCACCTCGCCTGTTAGCTTTCCATCTAACATCATTTGGCGTAGTTGACCTCTGGTTACCCCTAAACCTTTTGCCATAGCATTAAGCAAGCCGCCAGCACCATCGACTAGACTGTTATACTCCTCGGCTCTTAGGATATTGCCATCAAGGGCTTGTCCATATTGAAATAGCGCACCAGCCGCAGATTCAGAGGTTGATCCACTAAGTGCTACTGCTTTTGCTGTGGTCTCAGTAAGTTTGGCTGTCTGTTCCTGAGTTAGGTTTAGTGTTTTGGCATTGGACATATATTTTGAATAAACATCATTAACAGCTGTCCATTCAGAACGGGCACTCTGAGCAATTCGGAATGTATCTTCCATTGCTTGATCTAGTTCTTTTTGAGTGCCAGTCACTAACTTTAATTTATTGTTTAGTCCTGTATATGTATCTGAATATTTGATCAATTCAGAAATTGAGAACCCGATCCCAGCAGTAGCAACAAGTGAACCAAGAAGTTGTGAGGTTTTGCTAGCAGAAGCTCCTAATAGATCAACGGAAGCACTCGCTTTGCTCATGTCAGCACTGATTCGCTGCGTAGTAGCCTTTGTTTGCTGTTCTGCCTTACTAAGTGGTGCAGTGTAATTGCCAATTTTGGCAACTAGATCAAGTGTTAATGTTCCTAATTTAGATGCCATAGCGCTTTTCTCCAGATAATAAAAAAGCACCCATTTGGGTGCTTTTAAGATAGGTTTTCTATATTTTGTTTAGCTCATCACTTGCCCTAGCTGAATAATAAATATTCATCCTGCCAGCCATAAATGAAACAGTTATTTCTGTCTTTTCAGGGGTTATCCATTTCTTTTCCTGACCTATACGCATGTTATTTGTACTTAGCTCAGCCCCATACTTTAATCGAAACGCCTCAATCATCTTTTTATAGACAAGTTCAGGGTATTCTTCTTTCGAATTCAAGGTAACCTGAATAAGTTTTTTATCTTTAAAATAAAAGTATGCATCAAATTTGAAGCTATTAATTTCATAATCGCTTACTTGTAATAGTCGCTCCGCTCCGTCACCCAATGTTGTCCCTGAAGTAGGCTCAACATTCTCGGCTTTAGGGAAAGCTCTTTTCACTTGTTCAGATGACATTCCTTTAAGTGCTTTTTGCCATATAACTTGGCTAAAAGCTGTTCCAGAAACAGAAAAGCACAATAAACCTATTAATAAAATCTTTTTCATAAAAAATACCCTCTATTTGAGGGTATTTATAACATAAATTAAAATTAAGGTTTAGGATGGAACTCAAAGTGCAATGTAAGAACTATTGGGCAATTTTTGCCATTTACTTGATGCGGCTTTAGCTTGGACTTTTTTACGACTCTTACAACTTTTACGTCTATGCATTTCATTCCACTACTATTGCCTATTGATACTTTTGTTATTCTGCCTTTTTCAGATGCTTCAACAATTAAAACAAGTTTCCTTCTAATCCCACCAATTTTAGCTGGATTAATACTAATTTTAGGTTCTTTCAACCATTTAGCTGATCTTTGGTCCAATGTTTTTCGGTTAGTATTTTCTAAACAAGGCTTACATAACTTTTCTTCAAGATTCTGTCCTTTTGTTATTTTTTTCACTTGTTTAATGATAAATAGCGCTAATTGCCATGAACCGAATGTTAGTATACCCATGCCTCTTTTAATCTCTTTATCGTACTTGTCCTTCCATTGTTGTTTTTCTGGTTTTTTCGGATGCCAACATCTGCAACTTGTACATAATATCTCTGATGGCTCAGTCCATCGGTCATGTAGTAATTCAAACTGTGTGAAGATTTTAGGATTATCTACCCGTCTCAGATGGTCTATTACTGGCTTATACAGTTTGTAGTTTGAGTTGATAATTGATCTTAAACTACCCTTTAAAAGAGATTCATCAAGGTTGTAATGTCTTATACCGATTGCAACGAATTCCAAAAAATTGAGCATATAGATGACAGCGGACTTTTCCTCATCTGCTTTCTCCCCATTTCCATTTCCTAATTTCTCAAACTTTTCTGCTGTAAGAACTGCATCTTGTTTATCACCTTCTGTAGACATACTTTCTTTAGTCAGACCTCTTCGGATCTCAATTGTTTTGTCTACCTTTTGCATATATATAGTTGAGGTTCTACTATTCATTAAGACTTGCATAGAATGGCCTTTAATTGCATTTATCGTCTGCACTCTTGCTGTAAATATCCATCCACAGACAGCAGCGATAGCGGCAAGAATAGTAATCAATCCTGTGCTTTTATTATGTGATTTAGTACTTTGAATTGAAAACCCCAAGAATTCAAATTCCCTGAATAACCACTTCCATAACAACAAATTAATGAAAATAAACCCGAGAAATATCAAAACATAAAGGAACTGAACACTACTCCTTGTTTTTAGAAAAAAATCATCTCTTTGATAAACTGCAAAGTAAAAAGTTAAGGCCAAATAAGGCATTATTAATAGATATGTATAAACAATTGATTCAAATGAAAGGCTCATGTACTCTTTATTCCCCCCGAAATAAATAAAGCACCATTACGGTGCTTTATCTTATATCGAATCTTGGGGAAGGTGTTAGCCTAAACCATAACCTTCTTCAAGGGTTCTAGTTGTTTTAGTATTATGGATCATAGATACCTCCAATTTTATTGATAATTTCCGAATGAATTCGGATGGTTTGTCAAATATACGTCGGTTTATGCGTAGAGTCAATAACAGAGTTAAGAAGAAACGGCAAGTCAAAAAGTAGTCAATAATGTCACAATATGTCGTTATAAGCTTACTGCCCGCCAAATATTGTCGCGTATACGAACAGTTTAACATTGTAAGCTTGTGAAACGTAGCGCCCAAAGCACCGTCGAAGAGATAGCCGAATATTCAGTCGAACTACCTCCCAACCCAACTCATCATGTAATCTTCTACATCAAGCTCAATAGGCTTTGGCTTCTGCTCGTATGGCATGAAGTCGAAAGCAGAATATGGCTTAGTGCCTTTTTTCCTGCGATCATTAGCGTAAACGGCAATCAGATTGCCAACAGCTTGCTCTACCCGACGACCAATGTTTAGGGAGCCCCTTTTCGATCGGTATGCGGACCACTTTTTTATTTCTTTGATTGGGAGTTGGAGCGTTTCTTCGATTGTTCGTCCTGTGGCGATGGCGATTTCACAGATGAGTTCGTCGTCTGCACTGAGTTCGATGTCTTTCCCAAGACGTTAATCTCAACCACTTTACCCCAAATAGCATCAACAAGTGACTGGTTGAAATGCTGGCGGATTTCAGCCTCTGTGAAGGTTGGATCGCCTTTTTCATCACAGACACATGTTGCCAGAATGCCTGCTAAAGCTTCTTTCTGTTCACCAATGGCGCGAAGGTTTGCCACAGCAGTTTCATAAGAAAATGGCTTGATATAAGTTTCAAACTCAGCATCTTCACCTTCGTACTTAATCTGGACAGTTGCTAATACAGGCTTCCCAATTAAGATGCCTGATTTAATTTGATCGATTTTTAATTTTTTCATTAGAAAGCACCAAAAGCCCCTTTCGGGGCGTCAATTAGGTTTTAGGAGTGAATACAACAGGTGATGAGCGCTGCAATGTGACTGTATAGCCAACAAGTGCATCAGCTTCAAATGACGGAACAGGTGTTGATACTCCACCAGTAAACGTCCACCAAGAACGAGTAGCTGGAATTGTTACAGTGCCACCCGTTGCAGTGATTGGGTCTGTACCATCAGAAGCACCTACATAAAACTGTAAGCCTTCTTTCTTTTCAGTTGCCCATTCAATAAGCTTTAGGTGGCTTTCGTTTTCAGGGTCTAGGTTGAATGTAAGACTTGATTCTGCTGGATCACTTAGGCCATTCAGATAAGATTTACTTTGTGTTTCATCTAAACAAGTATTTTCAATTCGTGTAGTAGAGTCACTACCCAAGTCGATACCAGTTAAACAAACAAGGCGTGTAACAGTTGTGCCATCGAATGCGAATACATTCGTGCCTTGTACTTTGATTTCTGCCATGAGTAGCTACTCCTCTTAATTTTGGCATAAAAAAAGCGCCCTGATGGACGCCTGTAAGTGAATTTGTTTATCGAGCTAAGAACCAATTTGCATCAAAGCCACGGCTAAATAGTTTCGTATCAGCTTCATAACCTCTGATGCGCGGGTTCAATATAAAGCTTTGGTTTTCCAAAGCTCTACGGATTACATCCCTGCCTTCATAGGCGCGTTTTTGATTGGTGTCATATACAATCACTTGGTACATGATGTGATCGGTCTTGGCAGGGCAATCAAGGCTATTCTCGGCATTACCGCCAACCTCTTGCCAGACAGCATAAGGAACTGATGTATTCAAGGGTGCAATGTCTTCATAGATGCGAAGGTTGTCACCAAAAATGGTCTTAACGGCTGCATCAGCATTCAAAGTTTTGTAGATTGGTAGAAACATCATTTCAAAAGTTCCTTGTCCAGTTCGGTGTCGAAAACTTCTGCGAACTTGTTTGTGACTTGCTGAATGTTGTTTGCCAAGGCTGGACGCATGAATGGGACAGCTGGTTGATGGGAGCTTCCAAATTCGACCCAGCGCCAGTGCCGTGTATCGCCGCCACTTGTGCTTTGCGGGTTAGGATTGGAGAATGAAGCACCACCCTGCACACCAACTCGCATAATGACCTGATTGGGATTACGTGAACGTCCTGCTCGAGTCGTAATGTTCTTCCAAATCTTCTCAGCGGTTTCAGGGTCATCAATGGCTTTGGCATTTAATCGAGCAGCATCCCGAACAATCTTCATTGCCTGACGCGATGCCTTTAGTGCTAAGCTTTTTGTTCTTTTGGGATTGGCAAGTCTTTGTAGTTTACTTACAACATCATCAAGACCTGTAATCTGTACTTCTACTCCTGCCATAACCACCTCTACTTTGGTTTTTCCAAACCCTGACCAAGCAAGAAAGTGCAATAAATATTGCCTGTTTCATTGTCATCAAGGGCTTGGCTTTGGATTGAGAAAGTTCGACCTTTCCAGATGACTTGCATCGCTGTAGTGATGTCTTCTCGATAGCGGATTTTCATCCGAGCAACGACTTGTGATTGATCAGCCTGAGCCGAAATCAAATCTTTCGCTGACAAGGGCGTGACCTTGGCCCAAAGCTTTTTATATTCCTGCCACGAGCCTTCTATTTCATAACCATCTTCATCACGATCACCCGTGACATAGTGTTGGATGGTGACTCGGTGGCATAGTTCTGGAGTTAAATCTACCATTTAAACCCCCATGATTCTAAACTTTTGCAACAAGTCCCAATAAGCTTGTGGCTTGCCTTCTAAACTGCGGCTATAGCGGTATTGAACGTAAATTAGTCTTGCTGAATCCAGCCAATCATTATCTAAAATGTCAGTTTCATTTACTCGATCAGCCTCATCTACAATCACTTTACGATCTAAATCGTTTTGAATTACCTCTTCTGCATCCGCAATCCATTTCATAATCAACGAATCTTCTTCATTCTCGTCAATGCGACAGTGTAGTTTTGCCTGATCTAAAGTAATCATTCTGTTTTCACCTGTTTAGTAGTTTTAACTGGCTTCTTTTCCTCTTGTTGTTCAGTCAATACGCCTTTGTCTACAAGATGTTTAACTGTAATTGGATCGGCATCTCGGGTATCACCTGTTTTATAGAATTGATCACCATAATGTTCGCGCTTTACATCATATTTCATGTCTTTCTCCAAAGAAGAAAGGGGCTTTCGCCCCTATCCCATTAAGGTGTAACGACTGGCTTTAAATCACCATAAACGAACGCTTCTGGGCGATAAACCGCTAAAGCAAGACGTTCTTCGGCAAGGATAGTCACCAAGTTCTTAACGAAATCATCTTCGTTCTCTGTAGCAACTTCTACACGAGACAACCAGCGGTCAAAGATTTGCGCACCCATTGAGAATGCACCCGTCAAGAATTTACCAGCTGTGATTGCCTGTGTTTCAACAACTGGAAGGCCCCATAAAGTTGGGTTCAAGGTGCCCTGTGGGTTACCAATGATGTATTGGCCAGTTGTATCTTTCAGGGTTTCAATGCTTGCCCAGTCAATCGGGTTAAGCACATGACCGCTTGCAGGATACTCAGCAAGAATTGCTTGCAGCATTGCGTAACGCAAAGTATCAATGATTGTTTCCTGAGAAGGTGTTACACCGGTTGGGCGAACATAAGCGGTCGCTTGAGGAATAATCCCTAAAAGGTTTTGTCCTGTACCGTCACCGTTAAGGATCTGTTGCTCTTCTTTGAACGCCAAACCATAACGTAGACGACCATCAATGTATGACTGCAACTGTGAAGCATCATCAAGAATCTGACGTGAAGCCCTCATGTAGTGCGCAATAACTTTGGCAGTAGTGCTTACCAAATCAAACTTTAAGTCTGATTCAGGTTTTTTAGCACCTTCAGCAACCATTCCCGCACTGTTTGTGAATCCAGTTTCACGGACATATTCGAGCGCATTACCATCCATACGGCCTTGCATTAACAAGTCACGGATAGTTAGCTTGCGATCTGGCGGAGCAATGATGCCAGGCAAGCGTGTAATCTGCACCAAATCACCTGCTGCCCCAGCTGTATCGGTAGTTGCAGATGTAATTGTTGCTTTGATTTCGAGATTGGCTTTACCGCGTTGACCAGCCGATCCAGTTAAAGACTTAAATTGCTCAGATTCCACGAACTGACGGCCTAATGACTTTTGTTCTTCCTGATGATCATTAGGGCGACGTGCTGATTTCTGTTCAACTTCATCAATACGTGCTTTAAGTTCGTTTAGTTTAGTGATCGCTTCATCAGCGACTTGTTTCGCCCCTTCGGCAATTTTATCACCATGCTCACGTTTGCCTTTGAACTCTTCGGCAATACCTTTGACTTCATCAACTTGTTTTTTAAACTCTTGAGCGAGTTGTTCTAGATTTTGTTCAGACATTGCTGACTCCTTTTAAAATATTTAAGGCATTTGAAATGGATTTCGCTTCTTTGATTTCTTCCTCTGACTCGCTCAGAAGAGAACGCAAGCCTTTGCTAGCGATTGCAGTAGCTTGGTTTTTTGAAAATCCTGACTCTCTCAAGAATTTTTCAAATTCTGGTAGTGATGGCAGTTCGCCTTCATCTAATTTGGACTTAACGGAACTTACTAATGTTTGTGGATTCGACGGAAAGGCAACAATTGAACCCTCAATCAATTCAAGTTCTAAGAGCTCTCGAATGTTTGTGCTTGGGTCACGCTTGAATCTTTTAGTTATGTAGCCAATCGACATGCCATCAATTGCACCAACCTTCATTAATGCGTAGGTTGCTTGTGCTCTTGGAACATCAGCATTTAGTAGCTTGCCCTCTACATAAAGGCCCTTCTCGTCCTCTTGCATAAGAGTAAATATGCCAATTGGCTCTGATGGGTTGTGGTCCCAGAAGATTGCTGGATATTTTCCTTTAGCCTGCCAATCTGCAATTGTCTTAAGGAAAGCCCCTCTACGGATTACATCCCCATGTGAATCGACATTATCGAATACTGCTAAATAACCCGAAAAAAAACCGTCCTCTTGGACGGTCTGGTCTTTCATTTTGAAACTTATTCTATTCATTGAGGATTCCCCTGATTTTCTCCAAGTGGCACCATCTGCATCTGTACTGTGAGTTTATTCGCCGCTGGATCTGTTGATGCCGGTAAATCCTCTAACTCTCGCGCCTCATTACGTGTCATTAAGCCGTTTTGAGTCATCTTCACATAGAAATCACCACGCTTAGCTACATCGGAGCGGAGCAAGCCATCAACAGAGAATTTAGGACGGTATTTGTATTTGTCTTGAGGAAGAAGCAGCTTTCGAGCGATTGTTTGTTCATAGCGAACTAACTGAGGATTAAGCGCATAAGTCAAAAAACCCTGATTTGTCTGTTCTAAGCTGGATGCCCATGAACTCGCCTTGTTAGTATGGCCGATCAGTTGCGGTGGTACACCAAATGCACGGCAGATTTCCTCAATCCCAAAGTAACGGGACTCTAGCAATTGCGCATCAACCGGATTAATACGGATGCTACTAGCTCCTGAAACCTTCATCCCAGCCTCAAGTACCATGTACTTGCCCGAGTTTTCAGCCTTACTAAACTCTGCAAGACTAGCTCTCAGTTTTTGGCGCTGCTCTGTAGTTAAGGTTTGCTCACCTGTTTCCAGAAACCCACCTACTTTCAAGCCATTTTTGAACCAATCCTGTGCTTGATTATTAGCATCAAATTGCATGCCGATGGTTTGAGCGAAGAACTGAATCGCAGACAGCCCAACAAGACCATCCAGAGTGAATCCTTTGAAGTGAAGAATCCTGTCTTCTGGATAAGTGGTGGTTTTGCCGTTTTCAGTGTAATGAAACTCAATTGAGCCTGATTTATTGCGCTTTACAACCATTTCACTTGGGAAAAGAGGTTCAAGTGCTATCACTTCACCATTTGAGCGCCTGGTTATCAGGTTGTATGAGTTGCCCCATAGGTCTAAACAAGCGCTTTGTACCTGCCAGAACTCACTTGCACACATGTCAGCATTGGGTGAATCATGCAAAATACGGTAGAGATAATGCTCTGTTGCAACGCGTTTTTCACTATCGTAAAGCTGTAACGGTAAAGTCGAAATGGTTTCAGCTCGTAATTTCACACATGCCCAAACCGCTGAAAGCTTCAAAGCTGTTTCAGGTGTTACAACTGCACCACCCGAAGAGATATAGCTATCAAAAGGATAAGAAGTATCACCTTTTTTTAATTGTGTTCTTCCAGTCAATCGTGACCAGAAACGAGTCCAAAAACCCGTGTCTTGTAAATCGCTCATGCTATCACGACATCCTCTAAATAATTATCAATGTCTAAGTTCTTGACAACTGGATTAAGGCTCATCAGAGCCACAGCATTAAACGTGGCAATCAATGGATCAATCTTTCCGATTCCTGATTCTTGCTTAGTTATTCGCATGCCATTGCCGACCATGATCACCCGTGCATTACCTGCTGCCCAAGTCATCATCTGTTGTCCAGCATGGTAAAGGTTGCCTTCTGCCAATTTACGCTCAGTCGTTAGGATATAACCCATCAGCTTGTAGCCCTGCGGTACCGCAAACATAGAATCTTCGGGAATACCAACCTCAAGTAGCCCGTCTAAAAGGCCACCCAAACCAAGTGGATCAAGTCCGATCTTATTAAGCTTTCCACTGTCATAGACTTTCTTGGCAATGGCTGCTAATTGGTCAATGTCATCACCAACCCGGTCAACCACGGTGAGCGATTGCTCTTTCTCAAAGTCTTGGTACTTAGGAATGTTCTCTTTTCGTCGCTCTAAAGCGATCTTGTTTGCCCAAGCATGATTCCAAAGCCACCAGATGCGTGGGTCTTCTTTTAATCGACCAAGTGCAGCGAACCCGAGCAAATCGTCCAACCCACCACCATCGATCCCGAGAGTAATGACATCTGATAGCTCAATGAGTTGTTCCAATTGAATATCTTTAGATTGTGAATTCCAATATTCCGCACCTGCCCACCGATTGGCACGTAAATTCATACCAATTTCGGTGTTTAAGTGTTTAGCCAAGAAGTCTCGAAGTGATTCTTCACCCGCATCTTTAACCTTTTTAAACTCTGAAATCAGGTATTCAAGGTCTACAGAAGCACCTAAGTTTGGGTTTGTAATATAGAAGTTTTCAGGTTTTAAATGCTCACCAGCTTCCACAAGGTGCTTAGGGAACTCATAGATAAGAGGTAAGAATCCTTTATCTTCTTTAATCCCATCTCGCACATCACGGGCATAGTCTAAAAGCTGCTTGAATACACCACACGGCACTTCATCTGACATGGTAGACAGATAAATTACACAACCTTCTGGGCGTGATGCCAAGCCACCTTTTGCCTCACGAAACATTGATTCCGCATTGGCACGTTTACCAAATAACCAGACCTCATCAATCAAGATGATTGAAGCTTTCTTACCTGCTGCTGCATTGGATTCTGCTGCGATTACTTTAAGCGTTGCTCCAGTACCAAGGTGAGTAACTGTTTTGGTGTGCTCAGACACGTTGATCATTGCACTGAGTTCTTCATTAGCGCGGATAAAGTCACGAATAGGGTTAAAGCTATTGTCTGCGACTTCTTTCGTGGGCGCCAAGATTATGAGCTCGGCTGAAAGTCGGTCATTCAACAACAAGGCAACAAGCATCACACCTGCGGCAATCGTGGACTTGGTATTCTTCTTCGAAATTAGAAGAAAGAATTCCCGAATTAATCGGCGCTTTGTGCTTGGATCATATGCACCGAAGATTGCCCGGACAAACTCAATTACCCACAGATAAGTAACGTCACCCATCTTCGGGCTATCCATTACGTCTACAAGAATTAATTCATTGAAAATCCGCTCTGCTACATCCGCCACTTGAGGGAAAAGCGGTGGGCAAGGAAGTAGTAATTTATTCTGTACAATTCGCTCCTCCCAGTCTGGGCAAGCGGTTGTCCATTCTGGAAGCATTGCGGTCATTTATTCTATCCAATAAAAAACCGCCAGTTGGCGGCTATAAAAATTGTCTGGCAGGTTGCGAACCCCTGCGTTTGGATATTTACAGTAACGTGTGGGTTATGGGACCCAGCTTGACCCTGATAGCTCATACGCAATCCAACTCGTCTCGCTAGCCATTACTGTTACTTGCTGCATCGCCTACAGATTCAGACAAAACTTTAACTAGGCAGTTGGTTATTCAAAGTACCAAATTTGCCAGACTTTGTTGCTGTCTTAGCGGCATCTTCTTTAGTTTCTTTCTTACCCTTCTCGGCTACTTTGCCGTGGACGTATGGGAGTGCGGCTTGAGCTGCTCGAACTCGTAATGCCATATCTTCAACTTGGTCTGTCCATACAGATTTTAAAAATTCCAATGGATCATCTTTTAAGCCTGCATTTTGAATAGCTGTAAAAGTTGTTAAAGGTTTAACCTCGTGTTTAACAACTTGCTCGGGAGTAGCTTCACCAAGTCGCTCCAGATATGCAATCACATCAGGATCTTTAGCTAAACGCGCACCAGCCGCAGATGCAGTCTTTTCAGGGCATCCAGCTAAAATAGCAGCCTCTTTATTGTCTTTACCGTTACGCTTTTCGAGGGCAAATGCCTTCTTTTTTTCTGTTAAAGCCATATACCCTCCTTTAACATATTTTTGAAATGAGATTTTTTCTTATAAATGAGTTGGTGGGCGGTGTCCGTAAAAAATTCTTAAAAAATAATTTACTTCCCCCCCCATGCTAGGAAATTTTTGGTTTTGTTTCTTCAAAAAATTTAATACAAAGTTCTTTAAAGAAATTAAAAGTACTCTTTTTGATTAACTCTGAATTGCCACCAAAGATAATAGAGTGCTTGTTCCCTACACGTCTAAATGAGAAAGGAACACCATCGGCTGTCATATTGAATGATTCAATGTTTTGAGAAGATTCTGCATTACCATCAATTTTAGTTTTCTGCTCGTCCCATGAGTCACTAAATCTAGCAAAGGACTGCATAACCTCACCTGTTTCAACTTCTTGCCAACACTTCATAACCTGCTCTCCTTCAACGTCTTCTCTTTATGACAAGGCACACACAAGCTCTGTAGGTTTGTTTCATCATCATTACCGCCTTTAGCAATATTAACGATGTGATCTAACTCAAGCTCCTTAGTAACTACACCACAGCACTGACATATGTACTTATCCCTAAGGTGTATCTTTGCCTTGAGTCTACGCCATGGGCGACCACCACGACCTGAACCCCAACTATTCTGTCTTGGCGTTCTCTGTGCCTGTAGTCTCGGCTTGAGTGTTTGTAGTTTCATTATCTAGTCCAACGTTCTCGACCTTGGTCTTTCCTCTTCCTGCTCGCTTAGTTGCAACAGGAGTTCGTTGCTCTGTTCCAGTGCTGCTAGGATTATCTGATCCTTGTTCGCTACCTGCTGAATCAGTGTTGTGTTCTGTTGAATCACTAGCTGGTTCTGCTCCAATAACTTTATTAACAAGGCTTCGGATACGAGCAATCTTTTGGGCTGTTCTTTCTTTGGCTGTTGCAATTTGCTTCTCCATCCATTCACGACGTTCTTCACATGATTTACAGACCATGAATTTCTCCCATTAAAAAACCCACCGAGGTGGGCTCTATTTACTCTGCACCTTTTTGAAGAGCTTCTACAAATTCTTGAACTTCTTTTCGGTATTGAAAGGTAAACTCTTTTGGTAGCCCATTATCAAACATAACTCTTACCACATTTGAATTTTCTATATCTGCGACAATCCATGAAATTTTTTTAGGATTAATATACAACCCATCTTTTAGGATAAACATTCTTATTCCAATTTTTAATGATTAAGGAATTGAAAATATAAATCACATAATTGCAAACTCCAAAGCAAATTTAAGATCATCTGGCACCGGCAGTGAGATACCCATCTTTGCCAGCGCATAAACCTCGATCTGTTGTAGATATTCGGTGAATTGCTTGGTATCCATCCGAGTTGTTGAAGTCTCCCGGATTACGCCATTAGCAATGGCTTCAAATTGCTCTGATTCGCTTTGTTTTAATACTGACAAGGCTAAGCACATCTCAGCGTATTCTTTGTCGTCACGCTTCAATATGTTGATTAAAAACTTCTTCTTAAACTCGAAATGAATCTGGTCTTTATCGTTGCCGGTCTTCTTCTCGATCACAGAAAGCCATTTCCAATACAAAGAATTTTGGGCCACTGACCGCTTTCTACATTCCGGTGCGATCGTCACAACCAGCGGCTTGCCTTCAAAATTTGCCTTGCTGTAGTTCGTGTGCAGATAAGATAGGGTTTTGGTGATATCTGAATGATCTTTGATTGTGAAGGTTGCCGGGTTCATATCATCACCACTGGCTAAACAGCCATCTCAAAGCTAAAACACTTAAAACCATGCCCACAACAAAGCGGAAATGCTCTGTGATCAGGATCAACATGAAACCAAGTACAAAACCTATGCCGACTGATAATAATGTGTGCTTATCCATGATTACCTCAGTCAATAAAAAAACCACCCGAGGGTGGCTTGTTCTAATTTGGTTTTGCACCCATGTAGAAATCGGGGCGTACTTCTTCACCATTGATTATTTTGATCGTCTGCTGAAGAGCATGTTTCTCATAATAAACTTGTGAATATTGGCGCTGTAGCGATTCATTTCGCTTCTCTAAATCTTGGATTTTCTGTCCATACTTTTCTTCATAATATTTTTCTACTTCTTCCCATGCTCTATCTTTAGCCTCTTTGACCTCAGCAACCCATTCTTTTGTCTGCTCAGTGTCGTTATACATATTCCATGCGTAATCGATGAATCGAGAATCTGCGCCTTTTTGAAATTTCAGCAGCTCAAAGAAAATGAATTTAAGTTGCCAGAATGGGGCTTCTGTTACTCTACCAAACTCATGTGATCTTTTGAATTTTATGCCACACCAACCAAAGTTTATAAGTATCATTTTACACCTCGACCTCAAAGCAAAATTATACCATAACCACATGATTTAATTAAAAAACACTGTCGGTATTTGTATCTATTTTTAACATTAAATTGGTCTTCTCCAACCACCCATCAAACAGAACTTCTGATTCTTGTCTTGTGCCTAGCTGAAATGTGTCAAATAGATGATGGCAACGGAAACAAAGGGCTATGGTGAACTCATCACTGGCTTTAATGCCTCTGCCCTTACCATGTTCGCTTGAATTGCTATGTGCAGCTTGTGAGGGAATTGAGCCGCATCTAACGCATGGCAGCTTTCTAATCTCAGCTAATCGCTTTGCATCACGCATGAAGATTACTTCTGATATTTCGAACTTGCTGCTTATGACGTTGAATCTTCGCATCAATTGCCAACATTTCTTTTTCAGTCATTAAGCCACGTGAAAGGCCTTGAAGCTTCTCTATTTCATTGCACAGTGTATTTAGATTCTTCTTCGCTTCGATTGTGTCCATTCACACTTCCTTAACCGTTCTTTCTGCAACACCCAGTGAAATATAGCTATCGAAGAGAGCTTTACCTTTCTTGATGAAATCATCCTTCATGCTTAACAAAGCATCTATGGCTTCCTGTTCGCTTGCCAGTAGATAATTTCTTAACTCAATACCAAGACTCGGATCTTCTTTTGAATCTTTAAAGCTCTGCTTGGCATCGCTCATTAATTTATTGAAAAAGTGTCTACGAGACTTCTCAGTGTTTTCCTTGTAGAAATCACACTCGAAATCCTCTGGTCCAGAGTGATAGATCATCTCAAAGAAAGTCATAGTTATTCTCAATTTATTAACTTAGATGAAGTGAACGAAATTTAAGACTCCAGTTTATATACACTCGCTTGGAGCTTTCTCGGTCTGGTTAATCCTGATGTGATATCTCAAACCCCATTCACTTCTCTAAATTAAAAAGCCCCGCCGAAGCAGGGCATAAAAGAAAACCTCACGAAGGAGGTTCATTTAATATTATTCTTTGTCAATATCTGTAAATGGTTCCACTTCTTGGCTTGCCAATTTCTTTTCCCATTTATCTACTGACTCAACCAAGGCATCTTGATTGCTTGTTTCACCAATAATTTTATTAGGGTACTTTTTACCTAATTCGTTATATAGCTGAACATTTTGAAGAAAATAATTTGCACTCAGTTGATTTTTCAAAGCCACAGCATGTCCATTATCTAAACAAATAATTTCAAAATCTTTTTCATTCAAAAAATTTAATGTGTAGTTAGATGACATTTTTATCCCCTTAATTATTGGAGATAAATTTATACCATAGGAAACAAAAAAGCCCACCTTTCGATGAGCTTTTATGTACTTAGTGAACTACTATAACTTCGTCCACTATAGCACAAATATGCCATATACCCTGATCAGGGTCAAGTAGTATCAAAACTTTATAAATGAATATCTTGCATGTAATGCAGCTAAACCACATTTCACATCATATTTTGCGTCCATTTCTGTGCGTAATATTGTCGGATTCTCAACTCGACCAACCTTGATGATCATGTTTGACCATGAGTTTCCATAGAAGTAACGATCAATCACAGCATCAAGCCATTCATCCAGCACTTCGGACGTTCCCTGCATATCAATGATTAGGCGCTGCACAGCACGAGCTTCGTTGTCTGTGATTTCACAAGTATGTTTTCTTCTGTTTTGACGATGACCTTCTTCGCTTGTTATCCAGTCCGCAATGATCTGATCTTTACCCTTAACTTGCTGCTTACGCTTCTTGACTGCCTGATCCATAGCGACAGCAATCGGGTTTATGCTCTTACCACAAGTTCCAGAGTTTGAATGCATCCAAGCACCAAACTGATAAAGCCACTCTTCGAGACTAAAACGAGTCCAGTCCACTGTTTGCATAATGTGATTTACTGCCGCATTCATACCGTCACCTCAAATGTTTTCTAATTTCTTGACCCAGTCGATAGGCTCATAACTTAAAGGAAGCCCACCAAGATCAAATAGTTCTTCTACTGTTTCACATGCAAGAACCCATTGTTTGTTCATGTCTTGCATAAGGATTCGATCGCCATATTCTTTGAAGTAGAAAGCGCCACCTACCCATAGAGGTGCAAAAGCAAAGAACTCAGCTCCAACTGGCGCACCTTCTCGGATTTTTGCCATCTCCATCACCCACCTCTCAGCCGTTCAATAAGCTTCTCTATCCATTGGATGACTAATCCTTCTTTGATCTGTGCTGTAGTTCCACGAATCACAAACCAACCATTCACCGCTGCTGCTGAATACTTCTCACAGTCTTTTGTGTAGCCTTCACCTCTTGTGTGACGACCATTACTAAACACACCACCTTCGACTTCAACCAAGATAGGCATGTCATCAATTCTGAAGTCTGCTAGCCAACGACGCTCAGGATGAAACCGGAACTCTTTAGTAAATGGAATCTTTAGAGCATTGAGGTGGTTCTCTAAAAGAGCTTCACCTTTGCTAACCGTCTTGCAAAACTTCCGTGACACGCTTGAGCGCGCCACAGGTTTTGATCTACTTCTTTGAGCCTCTTTGAATGTGGTCATAGATAAACTCCATTGATCTTTGCAACTGTGTAGCAAATGACACAAACGCTTAGGAAGATGTAGAAATACTTATCATTCATTTGTGCTACCACCTTTGAGCGCTTGCTCAACATCATCACATTCAACCATGTCACTGAACCGGCCATTTCGGTCATAGACTAAAGCATGTTTTTGCTCAAGCACTCTAGTTACTGCAGCTAAGCGCTTTTGCAGCTCATCCACTTTTTCATATAGCTGTCTACCTTCAGCTACTGCTGTGCCATTGGTTCTTGCATGAATAGCCTTTGTTAGCTCATTCCAGTTTTTTAATACAAGATGCAGCTCTTGATTCAGCTCATCCACCTCGGTCTGGCGCTGCTTTAATCCAAGTTGATACCCATCCAAAGCAATCTGCTCTGCTGCATATTCATTATTCAGCTCATACTGCTCAAACCATTTACTAAATTCACTTCTCATCACTTCACCTCCATAAATTGCCTCGTAGTCTGCGATGGCTTTTTCCAAAGTATCGATATACAAGCAACCCATCCCAATTGAGCCGTTAATCTCTACTGGAATAGATATTGTTAAATAGCCATGTTCGTTCGCTTGTTTTACTTGTGCTTTGGATGTTGTGATTCCACCAGCCTTGCTAACCAGTTCCACGCTCTCAACTAGGCGCTTGAGGTCGGAAAGTAGGCAATCTGGTTGCCAAACTAGTGTCATCAACCATGTATTCTTGTGATACCACTCTTTTCTTTCGCCATCTTTTAAATAAGCAATAAAACCGTAACTATCTCGAATGTGGGTCGCACCCTCAGGCGCCACCTCAACAACTTCCCTCGCCCTCTCAACACCGTGCTGCTTTATAAAGGTGATCGCGTTCATTGGCTTTGCTCCTATAAGTTCCACTCGCAACCATTCCGATCATCTTCTGGAATTATTGCTATATTCTTTTTGTCCTTGCAGGATTTGCAGAGAACAACCCCATTCCTCTTTAAAAGCCATCCACTATCACGAATATTTCGTATCGCCTCGGCTTTTGTTTGACCGTAACCATGTCCAAATTCATTACAAGAGTCACAATAAAAATGGCCGTCATATCCTCCAACTAATCCCATCACCCTTCTCCGTCACGCTTGGTCATGTTCACTCCAAACATTTCTTTAGCAAATTCAGTTGCTTGATATGTAATGCATGAAGCCTTTTCGATATAACCCAACTCCATTAGAATCAATATGATGCTGTATGCTTTACCTCTTGTTGACTCAACTACTTCTTTTCTAATTTCAGACAACTTGAATGGCTTTGTCGCATGAGAAGCAAAGATTAAAATATCCAAGCCGTGCTCTATAGCCTCTCGCTTTCCCTTTAAATCAACTGTTCTACTCATGCGGCTTTTCCTTCTAGTTGTTTTCTTGCGGCATTCAACTTGTTGTACATTTCTAAGCTGCATGCTGTTTTACGAGACTTGATGTAGTGGATAGTTGATCTTGAACAATCAGCTAATTCAGCCACATCCTTCTGCATACCTTTGAACTCATGGAGCCAATGGATTAAATCTCTCAAATCATCTTCTGGCGGATAGATCCGAGGTGCTGGCTTAAATGGTTTAAGAGGCTTATCCGCTTGCTTTGGTTCCAACTCGAAGAACGGAAGCTCCGCTATGAGGTGATGCCCCAACCCATGCTCTAATGCACACTTAACTTCTTTTGCTGTGCATAACTCATAGTCTGGTCTGCCTTTGCGCTCAGCTAATAGTTTTAGTGCTTGGCGTACTTGGGTGAGGTTGGGAATTTGGTTCATACCATCACCCCTTGAGACACCACAGCCTTCTTGAGTGCTGCACGCTGATTGCTAATCGACTTTGCCTCCTTGCAGAACTCACAGCGGCATTTGTGCTTGTTGTATGCGTAGACTGTGCCATGGGTGAACTTCTGCTCGTACTTCAACCCTTCGTATTCTTCGCACCAATCCAAGGTTTTATTGTCATTTGTATTTTTCATTTCACATCTCCAACAAGGCACATGAAAACAATGCTCATACCACCCCAAGTGGCGTTATTGAATTTCTTGAGCTCTTTATTCAGCACAGATTCAATGTGTGCTCTGGTCTCAGTCTTGTAAGGCATTGAGCTTTTGAAAATCTTGCTATCGCCTTTGTACGCTTCAACAGTGACTTGCATCTTTTGGCGGTTAATCTCGGTAACTCGGACTTGTACGCTCACGCTGCACCTCTCACTGCCATCGGCACTTGCTTGCCTTCAGCTTTCAAGTTTTTTAAATATTCTTCCTGGTTATCAAACGGATCAGGCCAATACTCAGAATCTTCTTTGAGTTCCCAAGGCTGAACTTCTTTGATCTCATCTGACATTTTGTTCACTGGTGCTTTAAGCTTTAGCTTTTCGCGCAACTCAGCAATTGCCTTTTGAGCAGTTGTTTTGTATTGCTCAGCTTCTGCCTGTTGTTCTGCCTTGGTATGCTTATGCTCAAGCTGCAATTGAGTTTCTTGACCAGATAAGAACCCAGCTACCTCAGCCTGTTTGATTGCGCTGATACGTTGATCAGGATCAACACCTAAACTCACGTTGTAGACTGGTTTTAATCCTTGATCCTTTGCTTCGGTTACCAGGCGCTCATAGATCGAAACAAAGACCTTCTTAGCTTCTGCCAATTGGAACTTGTCACCAGTAGCAACCAAATCAGCACACTTCTCAAATGCCTTAGCTGCTTGCTCAGTCCAGATCACAGTCAATTCACGCCCTGTACCAAACTCAATTGAATCCTTCGCTATTGCCCATGCTTCGTGTGCGTCTAACCATGAATCAGCTTTAGGCTCACACCACTCTTTGAACTCAGAAACAGTTGGTGCAAAGATCGCTTTTTTGAGTTTCTCAATGCCACGGTTAAAATCTTCTTGTGTTAAACCTTGATAGTCCTCAACCATTGCCGTAGCTAATTCACGTGGGGTAACTCCTGCCCACTGGTCAGAGAATTTCTTGCCAAGTCTGACTCGCATTTTGTTAATCAGAGTCATAGCATCTTCATAGGTGAACTCACGCATGACCCACCTCACTTACCAGTAATTGCTTTTTTGGAGTTACATCCCATTCGCTTTGCCCGAATGCCTCGTTCTCTGCTTGTCTCCAACGATCATGTTCGTTAGCTGTTTGTTGAGCAGCTGATTGATAACCCTGTTGCTTAACTCGATTTTGATACCAATCAGCTCTGAATGAACCCCAGTCTTGTCGTGCAGCGAATTCAAGTGCTTGAGCAAAGCTTAGGTTTACCAAGTCAGCTTGAAGTTTGATTTCGTCAATAGCGAGATCAGAGAATGCCGATCCTTTGCGTTTTTCAATAACCGATGTTGCGCACTTCTCATCAACTCCAAGTTTCACCAAAGCTTCAACAGCAAGTTGTTTTTTAGTGACCCGTTTTGGCTTCGGATTTTGGGTTGCAGATTCATCTGCACTAATAACATTGGTTACTGGTTTATGGTTATTGGTTAATGGTTTATGGTTAAGGTTTCGGCGGGTTTCTGAATTTAACCCATCGGAAACCGAATCAAAACCATCATGGTTTTCTAAGTTACTGTTTTTTCTAGGTCTACCACCTGTTTTTCCGTTTTGGCGATTTGCATCGGCTTTGCTTCGGAATTTTTCCAATTCAATTTCACAACGCGAGTGTTGAAAACCCGAAGCAGTTTTTTCGAAGAAATCCGATAGCACAGACTCAATTGCCTGACGGTCAGTTTTGGTTTTTGCACGTAGAAAACGATGCACTTGATCAAGGTCTAAAGGGAGTGGTTTTTCATTTACGTAGTACCAATCAATAGCACGACGATAGAAGCACTCCTCAACAGGAGACAAATGCGCTGTATCACGCATAAAGTCGCCAATGTGATGAAGGTATTTATGCATAATTATTCCCACCAAACTGTCACAGGAACTGCACCGCGTGCGCCTTCCCATACAGGTACATAGTAATTTTCATAACCATCCTTAAATGGGATGCGCTTATACCAAAGATGCTCACAAGGACATTCATTCCTTCTTAAGCACTCACCAATGTGTCCATATTCTTTAATGCATTCAGCCTTAAAAGCTTCAATGTCGTGATGCCCTTTACTTGCAAGCATGTATCTGTCATCACCCCAGTTCTCAATATCCAACTGGTACTTTTTCTTTCCAGCTTTTCTTACTTGAGCTTTAGGCTCTGTTTCTGCTAATATTGATTTCATTCATTACTCCAATGTTTTGAATACGACCGCTGCCAGCTCCAACTGGAAAGCGGTTTTTTAATATCCAAGTTCTTCATTAATCCCAAAGTCTTCGATGTCGTCTTGAAACAAGTCATCGACAGAACCTAGGCGACCCATATACGCTTTTGATAAATTCAAAAGTGCAGCTAATTTTTCCTTGTGAATTAACTTGTATTTCTTAGGTACGATTTTTAATTCAAGCAAATCCAACATTGCGCAAACATTTTCAATATCTGTCAATCCATTGTTTTTCTTATCGTTTTTAAAACGTGAGAATGTCGTTGGATCTAGATTAAGCTTCTCTGCAATTTGGGAGTTGTTGCTATTTGCAAGAATGCGCAAAACCCTTGTGATGCTATTTCTCGCGCTTGCACTCAATTCAATAGATACTTTGCTCATGGCGATTCCTATGCAGCGTTATGACTTTGAATGTTTGGGTTTAAAAAAATGTGTGGGTACTGCAATTTGATCTTTGCTGGTATTCCACGCTTCATCCAGTTCTGGACACGTTGCTTATCTTTGAAGCCAAGTAGCTCTGCCACTTTTGTAGAGCCACCCAACTTCAAAAGAATTTGTTTATCAGATTCTATTGACATGGTCGCCTCAAGTAAACATTTGTTTAGTACATAGTAAACATCATGTTTCCTATTGTCAAATCATTTGTTTAACACAAAGTGTTTACTTTTTTAGATAATGTGCTTAACCGAAACCCTGGATACTGTGATGAAACAAGAGAAGCCAATGCACCCAACGGTGGAAAGACTTTTACAAGCAAGTGGTATGTCACAAGAAGAGACAGCCAAAGCAATTGATGAATTCCCGCAGACCATTACAAATTGGAAGAAACGCGGGGTTTCAAAGGCTGGCGCTTTAAAAGCTGCTGCAAAATTTGGCGTTGCGGCCAATTGGATTCTTAAAGGCGAAGGTAAAAAAGAAGAAAGCAATATCACCAAAGTAGTAGAGTGGGATGCAGAAACTCCGTTAGATAATGACGAGGTAGAAATCCCTTTCTATAAAGAAGTTTTAGTATCGTGCGGTTCGGGGTCTTTAGCTGAAATGGTCGGCAATGAAACAAGAAAATTAAGATTAAGTAAGGCGACTTTAAGGCAGTATGGAGTTGATGCATCAAATGCTTATGCTTTAACGGCATTTGGCAATTCAATGTCACCAGTAATTAATAACGGTGCAACTGTTTATGTTGATGTAGGTAGAACCAATATTGTAGATGGTAAGGTTTACGCTATTAATCATGGCGGCCTATTCAAGTTCAAATACTTATACCGTATGCCTAAAGGTGGCGTTCGTATTGTTAGTGAAAATAAGGATGAGTATCCAGAGGAAGTCTTAACCGCGGAAGAGATTATGGATCAGGAGTTCTGTGTAGTTGCTTACGCCTTTAACGTTCAAAACTCACTTCCATAAAGAAATAAACATCATGTTTCAAAAGGGCCGCTATATGCGGTCTTTTTTTATGTATCTGTTTAGAAAAGAGAAAACAAAATAATAAACATTTGTTTGCTAATTTACTTGACTACAGTAAACACCACGTTTACTATTATCTCATCGAAAACAAAAAAGCACACAGACCCGTCAGAATCCAGTGTGCTTTTACTCAAAGAGCGAGATAAGTATGAACATAAAAACGAACGTAGTCAACGAAGAGCATAAGGCAGCTATTGCCCAGCTCATTCATCAACAGAACTTCAAGCGTCAATCTGGAATTAAACGCACAGCGATTCGTGTAGCTGGAACATTGAGCTTGATGACTTTATTTGCTGTGGCCCATGCATTTGGCCCAGCAAACGAACATGAAGTCGCTCCATTAACTGAACAGATTGAAGTTACTGCCCCATTCAAACTCGAATCAATCAACGTTAAGGCTAGCAAAGCAGCTGTAGAGACTCTAAACGAGCAATACGTTGTTGAGTTTGAGTATGTTGCTGACTTCTCTACTCACAGCAATAGCGTGGGTTACAGCTGGAACGAAGTTGAAGTTAAAGAGATTAAAGAACCACGTATCTATGACGAAAACGGTGAAGTACCGAACTACTACTTGAGCACCAAAAGCGTTCAAGAGATCGTCCAGGTAATCGAACAAGAATTGAGAAAGCCTTAAGGCTTCGGAGAAGAAGAATGAATATCAAATTACAACCAATTGAAGTAGTTCGTGATGATTACGGCTTTTTCTATCACCCTGAATACTACTCTAACTTAGAAGCTCTTTTGATGAACCGTGAAAGCCCAACTGCTGAAGAATGGGCGAAACTTCAAAAGGATCTAGGTATAACAATAAGTCATAAATGGCTTGAAGATGATGCTTCAGCGGAAATCCGTGATCTTTACTTTGATGGCAATGTTGAGGCTTGTGCTTTATGGAATCCAAGCAAACCAGATAGCCAAAATGATTGGTTCATCATTTCAATTCACGACACTGAAGATGGACCTATTTGCCTTTGGGCTAAGCCTGTGAATGGAGACACTCAATGATCGACCACCAAAAATCAATTAAGGCTTGGCTTGTGGTTCTTTTTATGGCGTTTTTTGCAGCTCTAGTCGTGCTTTACAAGTACATCTGCCCTGCTGTGTGGAGTGTGTGAGATGGATATTAAACCTATTTTTAAATTACCTACTTTAACTGACACGCAGGAATGGGCTTGTGAGCATGGTTGTGACAATGTTCATCCTCGCCTTTACCGCAATGTTTATAGCCAAACATGGGATACAGATGGGAACCTAACAGAAGAACTTGCTGAGCAATACTACACATGTGGTCGCAAGCATTTGTTGATGGTCTGGGATGAATCAACTTCTGATTATGTAGAACTTGCAGATGAATTTTACAAGGAGCCATCTAATGGATAACTACAAAATCAAAGTGAATGAAGAGGCTGAGAGTAAAGAGGCTCAGGAGTTGTTTTTTGAGCTTGGTTACAGCTGGTTTGGGTGTGGAAAGCACTACAGTAGCATTGGAAACTTTAATTATATTACAGCTTATCCTGATGAAATGAGATTAAGAATGGGATGGGGTGGCGACACTCAAGAAGAACTCACCCTCCCTCAGCTTCGAGACCTTGTTGTTTTGCATCGTAATGATGTGAAGGATGCGACTCATGAAGCTGCTTGTGGAACGTATCTATTCTTAGATAGCTCTGGCGATTGGCATTTCTTTCATAAGCATGAAGCAGTGTTTTATACGATTGATGGGGATATCTCAACTTTTGTTGATATGCCAATTACATTAATCAAAGAACAAACCCAACAACCAACAGAACCAGAACAAGGCCTGATTAGTGGGGATGATGCTTTACGGGCTTTGGCGGATGGGAAACTTGTTGAGTTTTCTTTAGATGAAGGGATATGGGAAAACCCTAAAGATCTACAGATAGATTACTTCTTAAATGATGTTGCTGAGTTCCGCCTCAAACCACGCACCATAAAGCTTGAAATCGAGATTCCAGCGCCTTTTGAGCCGAAGGTGGGTGAGGAATATTTCTACATTCAGAGCTGTCGAAATGGTTACGCAAAAAGCAGATTTAATAGTGAACATTGTGATCAACATCTAGCTGCGCTTGGAGCATGGCGCACCGAAGAAGAAATCAAGCAAGTTGTTGCAGCGCTGAGGGGGATTAAGGGATGAGTAGAATTTCCAAAAAACTTGATAAGCGTGCTACTGAAATTTTAATCAAATCAAAGTGGGCAAACCGTGAAGACTTTACTTGTGAATCTGGTCACTGGGTGATGTGGGTGCAATCTGGTTCATGGGATATGGTCGAATATGACGAGATGAGCCCTTTTAACTGGTTATGCATTCTAGTTACAGATGCATGCTTTAAATACGAAACTTTTGAAGATGGTTCTGAACTTGGATTCCAAGTTGTTCGAAAAGAAATAGCTAAGTTTGATGGTTCACCTTTACGCGCTTTCAAACTGTTTAAAAGATTCTATATGGAGCCACAACAATGAACGCTCAATCATACATCAAAGAGTTGTCACAGAAAGATTTCAACTCACTTGAACAAGTAGTCGAGTTCGCTTTTCAGTTCAATGTGATCAGCTCTCAAGAATATAGAGAATGGCAAGAGACTATCAGAAATGTCGAAGCCAAAAAAACAGAACAACTTTTGAAGAAAGCAGCTTAGGAGACGGTTATGAATGCATTAGTAGAAACTCAACCAGCATTACCAGCAAATGCACAAACATCTGCATTGATTCTTGATCCTCAAGCAATGCATAACATGGTGGCCTTTGCTGACTTTATGTGTAAGGCAGTAATCACTGTACCAAAGCACTTGCAAGGTAATTCGGGCGACTGTCTTGCAGTGACAATGCAGGCAATGCAATGGGGAATGAATCCTTTTGCCGTAGCTCAAAAGACACACTTGGTGAATGGTAATCTTGGATATGAAGCGCAATTAGTTAATGCGGTGATTATTGCCCGCGCCCCTATTGTTGGTCGCCCTAACTTTGAATGGTATGGAGACTGGTCAAAGGTAGATGGGAAGACCTGTAAAGCACATGACATTGGTGTGCGTGTCTGGGTAACAATCAAAGGTGAATCAGAAGCACGTGTGCATGATGTGTCATTTGCTCAAGTTGGATCTGTTCGTAACTCCCCGAACTGGGTGAATGACCCGAAACAGCAGATTGCTTACTTAGCTACCAAAAAGCTTGCTCGCCTGCATTTCCCTGATGTCATCTTGGGTGTTTACACAGAGGATGAATTACTTGATTCGACTGGGTCTATGGGACTACCGCCTAAAGATGTTGTGCAAAACCAGACTGACAACCGCCCTGTTCTAACTGACAAGCAGGCAGAGGCAGCAATCAAGAAGATCAATAACAAGCAGGTAGAGCTTCAACAGATTATTGACTACTACATTATTTCTGAGGAGCAATTGAATTACATCAAAGCTCAAACGGAGGTCTTAGAACATGATCCCGTTTAGAGCATCGGGTGTGGGTAAGCTTATGGCTTACCCTGACAAAGACACCATACCAGAAGGCGCTTTATCTCATATTTATGAGATGGCAAGCCAGATCCTTTTAGACTGGCGACCTGAATTAGATACACCAGAAATTGAAAAAGGCAAAGTAGTTGAAGATCAAAGTATTGCTCTACTCAACCAAGTGACTGGCAACTTTTATGTGAAGAATAAGACGCGCCTTACAACCGATTTATTTACTGGTGAATGGGATATAGATGAGCAGGATGAAGACATCATTATTGATATCAAATCAGCCTACTCAAAAAAGACCTTTCCAATTGAGATCAAGGCTGGCGATAAAAAGCTATATGAATGGCAGTTAGACACTTACATGTTGCTTCGTGATCTAAATAGATCCGCCATTGCTTACACATTGGTTGATACGCCTGATTACCTGATTAAGAAATACGAGAATATTGACTGGCATGTTGTAGGTCATATTCAACCAGAACGACGAGTAACCATGTTCTATAAAGAGCGTGATGCAACTCGTGAAAATCAAATAATTAGACGTGCTGAGATTTGCCAAGAATTGCTTTGCGAAATCTTAGATAAGAAAGGCTACAAGTTTGAGGTGACCGCATGACAGAACTCACTTTAGGTTTATCAATCTTGTTGGATTTGGCGGTTGGGCTTTTATTAATTTCGGTGGCGGGAGTGTGGTGATGAGCGACTGGCAGATTTTAAGAAGCCGATATGGCAGCACTCGTAGTTATAAGAATCGAAAAGCACTACCTGTTTCAAAGCTAGATGATTTCAAAAACTGGCTGGTGGACATTGGCGCTGATGTTTATAGCAAAACAGAACAAAACGAACTCTTAAGATTTAAATATAAAGGCATTTTAGGCATCTGGTACGAATCTGGATCAGGCAACTTATTAATGCATGACTTGGCAGCGGAATTTGAGGTGGCAGCATGAATATTGAAAATCCAGAAACAATCGAAATCCAAGGATTAAAAACAATCCATAAGCTTTGCAAGTTCGGTGCAGATAACAATATGGAAGGATGCTCTTTCACAGAAATTGTAGAGCGCATGTTCTTAGCACTTAAAAAGCTTGAAGGCTGCGTGGTGGTGGCAGAGCGAACAAGTGGATTTTATATTCAGGATTTACGCAACCCAATTGGGAACTGCATGAAATTTTGGTACAAATCTGGTTATGGCACCAAACACAAAAACTTCTTTTGGTGTGCGACTTATGAAGAAGCCCAAGAATATGCGGGTGGCTGCGACTGGTTTAAAATTTGGTATGCACCTTACATTGATACTCTCATTGAACATACGGTTGATATGCAACATGCAGATCGAGTACGTGAAAAAGCAATGGTGGAAGCAGCAAGGGGCGGATATGAGTAATTATTATGAAGCTAGAAAACAACTTAAGCCTTGCCCTTTTTGTGGCGGAAAAGCTGGATTAGCACAAATTGGGAATTCGCATACTAAAAAATATGTAGCTGAAATTGGTTGTTTAACTGGAGGTTGTACCGCATCTTTACGTGTTGGTTCGCCCAAAGGCTATGCAACTATGGAATGGGTAGACAACAAGGCTATTGAAAAATGGAATAGTCGCGTTGAAGCAAAAGCGGATGCGGAGGGGTGAAGATGCAAATAGATGATATTGAACTTATAAAAACATGTGATGAAAGCCCTGAGCAATACGATGCTTTCTATAAGGGTGAACAGGTTGGCTATCTTCGCTTGCGCCATGGTGAGTTTCGTGTTGATTATCCAAACTGCGGTGAAGAAACCATTTATTACTCAGAGCAAATGAAAGGTGATGGCAGGTTTGAAGATGATGAGCGGGAACATTTCTTGTTAAAAGCAAAGTAAGCAATTATCCGGAAGATGGAGGGGTGAAGATGAGCGAAATTACAATGCCAGAAGTTAAGGTAATTACAATCACTGAAGCTGAATTAGAAAATTTATTGGATCGAGTTTGCCGTAAAGCAATTTTAGAAGCATTTTCTCAGAAAGAAGATGAAGTCCTAAATATTGGACAGATTTGTGAAAAGATACCTGGAATGTCCAGATATCTTTTTTCCCAACTCAAAAAGAAAGCTGGGCTGAAAGATATTCGGGGTAAATATTCATTAAATGCAGTTAAAGCCGCGATGCAATCTCAGTAG